TACTTCAGGACCATTTGCAAGTAGTTTTGTTCCTAGACCTGAACTAGATGTAACCGTGACAACAGGTAAAGAAATAAAACCATTACCTTTATTAATCATTCTAACATCTGTAATATCGCCAACGCCTGTGCCTGACTCTTGCACTATCTTATCACCATGATAAGGATCTGATTCTTGTGTTTGATCTTCTAATACTAAATGATCTGTGCTATCTTCTAAAGTTATACCACCATTTACAACAGCTACTTTTGCACTTGCATTACCAAAACTAAAATTAACAACATCGCCTATTTCGTAATCTGTTCCTCCAGCGTCTATAATAACTTCTTCAATTGCACCAGAACCAACAGGTCCTAATTTCATTGTTGCACCTGTTCCCCCAGCAGTTATAACTACATCATCGCCTTCGTTATAATATGCACCATCATTTGTAATTGTCTTTTCGTCTATGATACCTGTAATTGTAACCTTAACGGTTATGTCTGAATCTGTATTGTCTGTTCCTGTAATCGTTTGACCTGTTAAAAATGTGCCTTCAACACTTGTATCGCCTAATACTAATTCTGTTATTTCAACACCACCTATTACAAACTTAAATACATCTTCAACAACGGCCGTTGCCTCATTAACTGAAGTATCAACAGGATCATTTTCTTGTGTAATTGTTTGACCTATTAGATTTGCAGCTTCTGAAGTACCTACCTCAACAACACGCATAATCTTTTTAGTGTCCCATTTACCATCAGACACCCTTAAAATATTATCTTTAGGATATCTTATCTCAGCGTTTTCATTAAATAGTAATTTAAAAAATATCTCACTTGCTCTTTTTGTTCCTTTTGCTTGATAAAGTGATTTAACATTTTTGATTAGATTTCTTTTATCTATTTCACTATGTAAAGTATCAGGTATTGAAGTTAAAAAAGCATTTCTAAATTTAGTTAAGAAACCTGAAATAGTTTTATCTACATCAGCGTAATCTAAAAGTTGTTGAATGTTTTGAACTGGGTTTGCTCTATATCTTTTTATTGTTGCAGAAGCTTCTGAAGTTGCACCTACAATTATTTCACCTTCTATAAATTTTGAATTTGCAACAACAAATAAACATTGTCTGCCACCCACATCTTCTATTAATATTGTTGTAGTTGCACCTGAAGTTTGACCTGTAATTACTTCACCATTTTGAAAGTCACCAAATGTTGTGTCTTCTAATAATACTTTATCACCTTCATCATCTCCGTCAGGTGTTGTGCCGTTTAAATTAAGATAGTTTGTAACCGATTTAGAACTATGTAATTGTATATGTGATGGAGCGCCTATATTAATTAGGTCTATCTTTGCAGACTCTAATAATTTGTAATATGCTTTTACAAAGTCTAAAAATAATGGGTGATCTTCTAATACAAAGTCAGGGACTTGTGAGTTTATAAGATTAGATATTTTATCTTTAAAGTTGGCCATCTCATTTAATAACTAGTCGTTGTGGTATATCCTATACCAGCATTTGCTGAGCCTCCTACTAGTGTATCAGCCTCTACCGTGACCGAACTATTTGCAACATCAATATCTAATACTTGATTTCTAATAGGAACAATATCGTTTGAATTAGGTTTAACCGTAATCTCTATAACCGTTGAAGCAGCGCCTCGTATATTTTCTATATTTGAAACATTTAATGAATTAACCTCAACAAGACCTGAACTATAATCTATTGATCCTTGTGTAGCATTTGCATATGATCTAGCAGAGCCATCCATTTTATATCTTCTAACATTACCATTACCATCATCATCTAAAAAGAATACATCTGTTGTATTACCATCTATTTTAAAACCAGATGAACTTAAAATACCACCACCATCACTTGCATGGCCTGAATGTGGATTATATAATGCATTTGAAAATGCGATTGAATATTTTTGTGAACTACCAATTGTTGGTGTAAATGATTTTCTTAATTGAACCGTGGTAACATTTGATAAAATACTTTCATCTGTATCATCAATTAAACCTATTACTTTAGAATGTCTAAACATATTATCAAAAGATTGTAAGGTGTTTGCATTGTAATTTGAAATTGTTGTAATTACATCTGACTTAATTGCGTCTGCTACTTTTGTAGTTGCACCAGCGTCAAACTTAATTGAACTTCTTAAAATAATATTTGTTATTTCAGGATCAACAATAACAGGTGTGACCGAGGCAACAGAATATTTTTTAAGATCAGTTATAATTCTGCTCTTTGTTGATTCAGTTAGATTAGAACCACTTGTTGGTAAAATAGAAATATAAACACGACCATAAAAAGGCACATCATTATCTTCACCACCCCAAGCACTTACTGATTGAACATTGGCATATAATTGTTTTGTTTTTGATTTATAATCTTCTACGGTTACTGCTCTGTCTTGTGAAGCATAAAAATTTGCTGAACTTGTTTTTATACTTTGTAATGATTCAGGTTCAGCACCACCTTGTGCTGATGAGTTAACCGTAATGGTAACATCTGTAAAACCTGATATTGATCCTTGTAATGAAAAAGTTGTAGCAGCATTTGCTTCTGTTTTATTGGTTACAACATAACTAATTGAGATTATATTACCATCTGCTAATTTTTTACCTATAACACCATCACCAAAGTATATTTCATACTGACCATCTTCAGCTTCTTGTAAGAAATAAACTTTAGAGTCACCATTTAATTCTGTGATTGAAGTTGCTTTATTATATGTTGCTGTGGTTACATCACTAGCACTATTTTGCACGGCAACTTTTATTGTTGTTGAATCTGCTCTGTCTGATGGTATTAAAAATCTTTGATCTATATCTGAACTATCAAATGTGTAATTATAACTTACATATGTTCCTTCATATACATTTAAACTTTGTGCTGTATATACGCCATCAACAGGTTGAACTACATGATCACCTACGGTTACAAATGTATAAGTTAAACCATCTATTGATGAACTAAATTTTGTGCCTGCAGGTATTGTTACCGTTGAGCCTGTAGCGTCATTAATAACTAATTTTAAATCAGCGATAGGTGCTCTTGCAGAATTAGGAGTATAACCAACTAATTTAGCCAATGACGCAACACTTGATCTTAATTGTGCTGTGTCCATAAACATTTCGTTTGCTACAAAGTTTGCATTGTAAGCCAAGTAATGTGTATTGTATGCTAACAGGTCTAATAGAACTGCCATAGAACTACCTTCAAAATCGTAGTCCTTAAATTGTGTTTGATTTGATAGAAATCTTTTAAGTGATGATTTTATATTCTCAAAATCTAATTCTGAAATATCTAATCTATGTTGTGCCATCTTATCTTACTCTTTGTAGGAATGTTGAAACGGTTATAGGTGCTTCAACACCATTTATTAAAAAAGAAACTTGTATATTGATACCATTTGGGTCACTACTATTTTTTACTATGACATCTTCTACTGAAACTCTAGGTTCGTATTTTTCAATTGCCATTGCAACCCTATCCTTGATAATTACTACCATAGGTTCGGTTAAATTTTCAAATAAGAAACCTCTTAAATTACAACCAAAGTCAGGATTAAAAGGTCTTTCGTATTTGTTTGTTAAGATGATATTCTTTACACTTCTTTTAATTGCTTGAATATCAAATAATCTTGCTACATCTTTTGTTGCAGGATTTTTAGTAAAAGACATATTTAAGTCTTTATAGATTCTATTTGATCTTTTACTATTATTAGTTACCGTTGCGTCTATCTGTGTAGCCATAATACTATTTATGTGTATTATCTGCCATTTACTAAAACATTTACAGAACCAGAAATCATGGCACCTGCGTCTGCACTATCACCTACACGACCCCAAGGTATACCACCTATCTTAACATTAGAGGATCCTGCATTTAAGAAGGCTGCATGACTACCACAAGGTGGCACATTAGGTGGAACAAGATGTGTAACCGTAATTGTGCCTACAACAGCACAAAATATACTATTTGCCCTTGTTGTTTTGTTGGGTGATGTTAATAATGTGGTTACACTATCACATCCATGACCTGTTGATAACGGATCGCCCTCTCTAACTGCCATATCTCTCTTTTTGCCTTTGTTCTAATAACGCTTTTCTTGCTAATCTCTTTTTTTCCAAGGCAATTGATTGTCTAATCTTACGACCCATCGGTATTTTTACCGAGGATGTGATTTTTTTGCCTTTTTTACTAATATATTCTACTCCAATCACTTCATCTTTGAAATCCCCTTGCACCGACATGACGGCTTTCTTCAAACTCATTGATTCCTTCTCTTTTTCCGTGCCAGATTCGTTCCAAAACTTGTAAATTCTCATTTTTGCCATAATTTTCCTCAAAATTGTTGTTTTTTGACTATTTATAAGGGTTTTTTGAGAACAAAAAGAGAACATTTGCCGTTTTTTGCTTGATTTTATTGTAAAATATGATATAGTATTAGTATATGAACAAAAAAACAGACAACAAAAGGAGAGAAATGTCTAAAAAAGTTGAAAATAATGTTAAAAAAGGTGCTGAGTTTGTAGAAGGCGCTTTAGATGAACTAGGAAACGCAGGTTGGAGTTTATTTACATTCTGGTTAAAGATGATGATGTGGT